ACTAGAGTGAGGTTATTTTTATGGAGAACGCACATATTTTATCCCAAATCGTAAACGAGAACGAAAGAGAAGTATTCAAAAGTATGAGAACCGACATGGCTGGAGCAAAAGCATTATTGAACGATGAACAGTTCGCTCAATTCATGAGAGCAGCAACCATCAACCAAACCATCCTTAACGATGCAAGCTTCAGAAGAATGAACAGCATGAACCAAGTAGTATCCAGCACCAAAATCGTTGGCCGTGTATTACAATCTGGTTACAAAGCTGCAGGTGTAACCCAAGACAATTTAACCCCTGCTACCATTGGTTTCGGTAAAGCAGAATTAAACGCTACCAAACTCAAAGCATTAACTTCTATTTTAGATGATGACAAAGAAGACAACATTGAAAGAGAAGCATTCGAACAAACCTTACTCACTATGATGGGTGAAGCAGTAGGTATTGACCTTGAAGCAGTAGCAGTATATGGTGATACCACCAAGACTGGATTATTCGGAACCATGGACGGTTGGTTAAAAACTTCCACCAGACACATCAGTTCCTTCAATGGCACTACCATCATTGAAAAATTCGATGAAATGATTGCACAAATGCCAGCAGCATACAGACAAGCAAACCTTATGAAAGACCTTGTATTCTACGCACCATTTGAAGTAATCGAAGAATACCGTAACTTCTTGATTGATCGTGAAACTGGATTAGGAGACTCTTCTTTATTGAATGCTGAAGAATTAAAATACAAGGGTATTCCTGTTAAATATGCACCAGTATTAGATGCTGCTGATGGTAGAACCAGTTGTGGTTACACTCCTATTATCCTTGCAGTACCTGAATTCTTATGGTATGGTGTATACAAAGACTTATCCGTTGAACCTAAACGTATCGTAGAAAACGAAGAAACCGAATACTACTACCGTATGAGATGCGATGCTTCCTTACAATGGAATGATGCTGTAGTTGTCGGTGAATTATCTAAAACACCCTAAATAAGGGGGGTTTTATTGTATGGCAGAAAAGAAGACTGCCAAGAAAAGCACCAAAAAAAATACTAAGAAGGTTGAGTTGGTGCCTTTCGATGAGTTACCGATAAACGTAAGACGTAATCGTAAACTTTTATATGAATACATTCGTACAGGGGAACTTCCATAAGTCCTCCTGTATATTTTTTTTATTAAAAATTGATTATTATGTGGATTAGTGTAGATGATGTAGTGCATTTTCACGGTTTGAAACCACAGCACCTTAATTTAGCAAAGGATGATACCACCAAATTGGAAGAAATAATTAGTGGTTGGATTTCCCAGAGTGAATCTTTGATTAAATCATATTGTCATATCAAATCCATTAGTGATGAGGATGTGTCTGATGCAATGGCTAATGTCTGTTTAAGATTGACCAGTAATATGGTATCATTAGCGATTCAGAAACGTGATAATCCGATAATCAAGGTTAATGATTGGACTATTCAAGGTTTATCATCTGATATTTTCACTGATGATTTGAAAGAGGATTTGGCACCATTCGTTAAGGATAGTAGTAATGAGCCTAATGCGATTGGTGTATTAGCCATAACTGGTGAGGACTTATGGAATTAACATTGGAGATTGACACTAGTGGGATTGGTAAGTTACCAGGTCGTTGGGAACAGGCTAAGGCTCGTGGTTTGAATGAGTCTGCACAGACACTTGTAAGGTTCCTTATGCAGAACAGTCCTGTAGATCATGGGTTGTTGAAGTCTTGGTTCATTGAGAGTATGGATGATGAAGAGGCTCATATTAAGTCTCCTGCAGAGTATGCTATTTACCAAGACCAAGGTACAAGTCCTTATTTGATACAATCCAAGAGACCTGGAGGTTACTTGTTCTGGGAAGGTGCAGAACACCCAGTTAAGACAGTACATCACCCAGGAATCAAAGCTAAACATTTCGTACAACAAAGTCTTGATGAATTATCACCATTGGCTCCTGGTTTCTTCTTGAGAGCTTTAGAGGAGAGTGATTAATGATGACTGTTGGGATAGTTACTGGTATGGAAAAACTGTACAAGATTATGACCCAATGTTTAGAAGTTGAGAATGTTGAAGATGGACTCCTTGAAGATGTTGAAACCATCATTAACAGTTATTATAATGAATCACACCTTGAAGAGCCAATCGTTTGGGTTACTCAACACCCAGCGAGTGCTAATCGTCAAGCAGACCTTTCACAAACTATGGAATTGACCGTACCATTCGAGTTTGACTGTGGAGTATACGAGGCAGACCTTGAAGAGTCAAACCTTGCAAGTCAAAACTTGGCTAATCGTGTCATAATGAGTATCCTAAACAATTGGCAAACAATACAAGCCACCGAATTACCAGGACAAAGACTAATAAGGAACATAACACTACAAACCTACTCACCAGTAGGATATGTCAACGTAACCAACAAAAGTGATAAGGTAGCAGTAACTGGTGTCATCTTGAACGTGAACATAGTGATTAATTGGAGAATGTGCTACAAACAAATGAATAATGGAGAATAAGGATAACATGGTAGATAGAGGATTCGGATTAGAATTAGAAGACACTTACGGAGACACTACCGTTTCCAAATCTGCTTTCGACCCTAACTTTTGGAATCAAGCAGATGAAGTTGATTTCAAATTGAACGATGAACCAATCACCAAAAGTGGTGGTTCAAGTATGAATAAGAGGGCAAGAGCAGGAGTGATGAAACCTACTGGCTCAACTAGTGCAGATGCAGACTTACAACAACTAACCTGGTACTTCCTAGGTTATTTGGATAATTACGTTTACACCGCAGGCAGTGGCGATGTACACACCCACGAATTCTACGGTGGAGAAGGCAAGGAATTGCCAAGTTTCCGTGGAATAGCAGTGTATGATATGCTCAAGAAATACTTGTACGGTTTATTATGTGATGGAATGAGCCTTGAAGTATCTGATGAGAGTATGACTGTTGGTGCTGACTGGATCTATAAGACAGAGAAGGCTGGTATCATTGGACAAAACGGTGAAACTTTCACTAGGCCTGATGAGTTGACTAAGGAAGATATTTTCATTATGTTTTATGATGTTGCTTTGAAGTTGAATAATTTGCCATTGGATGGTGTATCTACTGCTTTCAATTTTGAAGGTAAGAATAATCATGATGTGGATAAATCCATTGGACTTGGTAGTCGTTATCCACAGAAACGTGCTACTGCTGGTAAAAGAGAGAATGAAGTTTCCATTACCACTACTTTGACTAGTGATACTATACGTTCAATTTTGGATGCTCAGTATGGTGAAGTCGGAGCATTAGAACCATCCAGTTGTAAGTTATTGCAATTGCCATTAGAGGTTAACATTGCTCATTGTGAAGATGCTAACACTTACTGTAAAATATTATTCCCTAAATGTACTGTGAATGTGGAGTACAATATGAGTGGTGTGGATGCTGTGGAAGTAACAATGACATTAGAGTCTTTAGGCAGTTCAACTGTGGAATTAGCAGACGGCACTACTGAAGTGGAAACCGATATGTACGTTAAACTTGTAAACTACCAAGAAGAAATCACCCCAGCGAACTAAAGATTTCTTCTTTATTTTTTTTTTCTTAAATGATTATTAGTAAAGGATGTGATTTTTTTATGAGTAACCTTGAAATGATAAGTCGCTTGACTAAGGGCATTGAAGCAACCGAAATGATTACTGTTAATGGTGAAGAGGTCGAGATTAGACCATTGACCAGTGGAGAATTATCCGAACTTCAAACTATCGAGAAGAAGGGTTTTGTGATGAAGGTTGGTGTAGGTGCAAAGGGCAAAAGGACAAGCGTGGAAACCAGTAACACTGATGTTGACATTAACGCAGGAGATTTCACCCACTACCAATCAGAGGCATTGTTTAAGGCAGTGGCTTATGGATTAAGCATTGATGGTGAAAAGATTAAACCAGAACAAATACAAGGCTTGCCTACTGGTGTGCCAGAACAAATATTCAATGAGATAGTCCGTATAAGCAACTTGACTAATAATGATTTAACAATTATCAAAAACTTTCGCAAAGAGCAATGAAGGACAAATCCTTTACGAACAATACAAGGCTGGCATAATAACTGCACCCGCTTATTGGATGCAAACATTGTGTCAGCAAACTTTTTTTAGCATATGTGCAGCTGAAGACATTACTTATCGTAGGAATTTGGATGTTAAGTTAACTGCTCTATGCGAAGCGAACGGGATAAAATTCAAAACAAAAAAGTAAGAGGTAACATATGGAAGAAGAATTAGAGGTTATACTCAGGGCGGTTGATGAAGCATCCGATACCTTTGAAAGTGTTACTGAAGCTGCAGAGAATATGGGTGAGTCTGTTCAAGGTGGAGCAGAGGCTGGTAGTCAGGGCTTGGATGAGATGGAAGAGTCTGGTGAGGCTGCGGCAGACCCATTGGAACAAATCACTAATATTATGGGTGGTTTGGTTGGTGCTGAGGTATTCTCTCAATTGGCAGATACCTTATGGGATTTCGCTGACAAGGCTGGTAGTTTCGAGGACAGTATGATGCGTGCTCGTCTTGAAGCTGAAGGTGCAGGTATTAGTGTTAATGAGATGACTGATACTGTCAGTGAATTGTCAAGGGTTACTGGTCGTGCAGGAGGAGAGATACGAGAGTCCTTTATTAAGGCTACTGCCAGGGGAATCACTGATATGGGCAGTTTCAAGCAGATGATGATTGGTGCCGGTGCACAAGCCACACTCCTTGGAACCGATATTCAATCAATGGGCGACAAGTTCAGTAGTATGGCTATGCGATCAACACTTATGGAAAGGCAATTGGCTAGTACTGGTATCACTATGGAAGAACTTGGTAGTGCTATGGGTATGACTGGTGCTACCGCCGATGAAGTCAAGGCCAAATGGCAAGAACTGGACACTAACCAAAGAGCAGCCGCACTTGGTATGGCCGCAAGTATGAACGAAGGACAAACTGCCAACGAAGAATATAAGAAGAGTTGGGCTGGACTACAGGAACAATTGGACATTGCTCGTGGTAGGCTTGAAAGGTTAGCAGGTGAAGTGTTATTACCTGTGTTGGTTCCTGCTTTGGAAGTTGCAGGGCGTGTGTTGAATTGGCTTGGCGATACCATCAGTATGGTTATGAAAGGACCATTGGGTGGTTTGATTAGCGTGGTTGGTGCTGCGGCTGCGGCATTTGCATTGGCAGTTCCTGCTTATATGGCTGTTAGTGGTGCTATCACTTTACTGACTGCTACTGCTATTCCTGCTGCTACTGCTTTATGGGCTATGGTTGCTCCATTATTACCATTCATCGCGATAGGTGCAGCGGTAGTTTTAATCATTTATGAGATTGGTAAAGCTTTCGGTTGGTGGACTGATGTTTCCAGTATGCTTGATAGCATATGGGCTGGAGTTATGAGATTATGGTCTGCATTCATTAATCATCCTGATGTGCAATCATTCTTATCTGCTTTGGCTATGGCTTGGAATTGGCTTGTACCAGCAGTTACTGGTGTAGTGAATGCAGTTTTAAGGTTCTTCGGAGTATCAAGCAGTAGTAATTTTGACTTCGTAAGGGCTTTGATAAATGCAATAGGTTATGCTTGGCAAGCAATGACATTCCCTATCCGTTTAGTAATAACTGTTGTTAATTTATTCATAACTACTATGGTGAATGTTTCTAATCGTGTCAAGGCAATCATTAATGGTATTAAGAACATTTTTGCACGGCTTCCTGGTGCTATCCGTGGAGCGATTAGTTCCCTTGTGAGTATATTGACCAGTCCGTTCCGTGCAGGTTACAATGGAATCAAAGGAATAGTGAACAGTATCAAAACTGCAGCTCAAAGCATAACACATATCAACATTAGTGGAGTTACAAGCAAATTGACTGCTCCATTCCAAAAAGCATACAGTAACATTGTAAGTTGGGCTAAAAAGACTTACAGTGATGCTCAAAGTTGGTATAACAGTATTAAACCTAAAAGCAGTGGTGGAGCATATGGGTTCGACCTTGAAGGAATGTTAGCAGAATTAACAAGCGGTTCAGCATCAAAAATTTACACTGGAAGTAATGAAAGTTTGACTTTGGATCATAACATTAATTTCAAGTTTGATTTCACTAACCTTCCAGAAGGAACTTCAGAAGAGAATCTTGTTGCTATGTTGCAGTCTGCTATTACTGACCGTAGTGTTATTAATTCGTTGGTTAATAGTCCTGATTTCCAATCACTTGATGGTAAGGTTAAGGAGAGGTTAGTGTTGAAAGGTAATCGTGCGAGAGGTGTATAAATGGTTTCATTAACAAAATATGCAGGTACTATATCACAGACTACTGGTGGTAAGTTTGCTCAGTTCAGTAATTTAAGTAATTTGAAGAATAATGTTGATGGTAGTTGGGCGACTACTGCGAATATTAAGGGTAAGAGTGGGTCTCCTAACCGTCCGTCTACATTGTCTTTTACTGGTTTTGGTTTTGGTTTGCCTACTGGTGCTGAGGTTAGTAAGGTTACTGTTACTTATCGTCATAAGAAGACTGGGTCTTGTACTATTGGTGCACCGACTATTACCTTGTTGGGTGTTAGTGGTTTTAGTGGTAAGGGAGTGGCTCCAAGTAAGACCACTATGACCACTTCGACTAAAACCTTTACTGGTTCTGCACTCACTAGGACTGTGGTTAATTCATCTAGTTTTGGTGTTAAGGTGGATTATCCTACAAACTCTGGTAGTGGTGAGGGAACCATATCCGTTAGTTATGTACGGGTTACTGTTGAGTACAAAGTGCCATCATATTCCTTGTCTATTAAGAAGGTTAGTGGGGGTTATAATAATGAAAAATACACTATACAAGCAAGTATTAGTAATAAGAACCTTACTAGTTATAGTCCTACTTTGACTTTGACTGCTCCGTCTGGTTTCAGCTTTGAAAGTGCCAGTGGCAGTGGGTCTTATACTAAGGTTAATGCGAGGACTATCACTTGGAACCCAAAATTATCCAAGAGTATTGGTACTGCATCGTTGGATTGTGAGTTTGATGTTAATGTTACTTATCCATCTGGTTCATCTTCGTATAGTGGAACATTTACATTAGTTGAGAGTTTGTATAGTGGTACGGAGAATTTTAGTGCTACCATTACTGACCGTCCAGCAGGTGAAGGAAGCGAAACAGACCCTGATGAGCCATTGCCAAGTGGAGGAACTGATTCGGTAACACCAGAATGTGAAATAAATTGTCTTGTTGGAAAGTCATTCTCCCTTTATTTTAATGGTATGGATGAGATAAGTGGTGATGTTAATAATGTTAGTTTACAATTCTCTAATATGGATCCAAATAATTTTATGTTCTATTGGGCTTGTACAAGGTATAATGATAGTCGTAATCAAACAGTAACATTAGTATTTGATGAGAGTCAAGTGCCTATACCACCTAATGCTTTTAGAATATACGAACCTAAAAGGTATCCTGTTCAATTCTCAAGAAGATATGATGATGAAGTCAAAGAAAGCTTTACCTTTTATGTCAATGTTCACCCTACTGAAGATGACCTTACTGTGCCTTTCTTTACTGTCCTTGAACCATCAGAAGAAGAGTATAGTCGTTTAGGTAGTGGCTACACTTACATTGCACAAGCCGACATCAAACACACTACCACCGACACAATTGGTAGGGATTGGTACAAAAACAATCGTATCGGAGTATTCAACGGTCCAGTAGCGAATGATACCACCGAAGAGGACATATTCGAGAACACTACCAATTGGTCAAAGGCAACTGGTGGATTTAATGAGTACAACAATTGTGAGTGCGAGTTTGAATATGACAGTCAATACCCACTATACATATTAGTAACTGGTGATTACCCAGAAGCCGAAACATATGGATACGATATGGGAACAATCAAATACAACACACCATGTATCGTAGAGAAACAAGTCTACAATAGCAGAGAAGCAACTGGAAAATACCCCGTACCAATAAATGCACTACTCGACAACGAAGAACCATCAGTAATCACATTAGCACCGAACGAGTCCACAAAAGGAACCATACTCTACGACCTACCATTAGAAGATGACTTCGGAACCAACGAAGACTATGCAATCCGTGGAATACAAGTCAGAGCCGACATCGACAGTACAGACAACTTAGTCGTATATGCCAAGTTACATTCTCCAAATGGTGAAATAGGACAAAGAAGCATAGTCCTAAACGGAACAGAAGAAGAAATAGTGATTGGTGATTTAGGAGACCTATGGGGCTTCACAACCCTACAACTAACACAACTCGACGACTGGGAACTAGAACTTTCAGCTTCAAACCTCCTAAACAATGGTGATAGTGAAATAGTCTTCAACAATGTCAACATAACCTTTTACTTGGAAACAGTTGAAAAACAACAAATAAGAGTAAGCATTGACGGAGAAGACATAGCCTATTACGGAGCATTCATCGAAAAAGTAGACATACCAGAGGGCTTGGAAACCGATACCAACTTCCTAACCATTGACGGAACAGATACCAACGATGCTTATAGGCAAAACATTAGGGAGAAGAAAATCACTATTGAATTCAATCTGAATAACTGTGATTTGCAAACCTCAACTAATATGCTCCGACAATTGACTAAGCTGTTTGTGAATGAAAAAGACCAATACAATCGTCCAATACCAAAACGGTTACAATTCACCCATTACCCAACCGATTATTTCGAGTATATTATGGAAGAACCATTCGACGTTGAAACAGACATAACTGATTACAATGTCAAAGCAACACTAACAATCCCATCTGGTACAAGTTATAGCATTGATGACACCGTTACAAATACGGTAGGAAATGCAAATGGACTCGCTGCAATCAATCCTATTATACATTTCAGACCAAGTGATACAAATATCCAAATCAAAGAAACCTTATCAGAGCAAAGTTTCCAAATGGGATACAGTGGAGACTGGTCAGATTATGTAATCGAGTTAGACTGTGAAGACAGAAGAGTATACTTGATAAAAGATGAGGACACAAAGGTAGATATTTCCAAGTATGTAGATCATAACTCTGACTGGTTTAGGTTGAGTGGTGAGTTTGAGTTTGAGGGTATCAATTGTACAATCTTGACAGTTACTTTCAACGAAAGATGGTGATAACCTATGAACATTGTAATATTAGATAATGATGAGGAATTCATACAACACTTGGACCCTGAATTGTGCAGTTTAACCGAGACCATCGAAAAAGGTGGTCTCCGAACCCTCACCCTCAATTACAAGTTCCAAGACGCAGTCGAAGACAAGAAACTCTTCAAATTGGGCAACAAGGTATGGGTTAGCAGAGACAGTAACCTAACCGATTGCCTATATGTCATCAATACAAGTGTTAAACAAGACATTTACCAAGAAAACAGCTTCTCTTGTGAATGTGAAGAAGTATTGGTGGAGTTGAATTATGCACCAGTGTTTACACAGACTGAACTGACCACAACTAACGGTTTCACATTCAGCACCAATAGCAACAATCAAGAATACTCCGTAGTGGTTAACTGGAATGCTCTCAACTATTGGTTTGGTGAATACTTCAACATTGGAGTAGTGCAGAAATGCTTATCCGATTACAATGCAAAAATCGGTTTAAGCGGAACTATCAACCTAATGACATTGCTCCGTTATATCGAAGAGGAAACTGGTAATGTGTTCGTTACAAGGTACGAAAAAGACTGCCTTAACAACACCATTCATAGGTATTTGGATTTCCTTAACCCTATAAATGTCAGTAAGCCTTGGGTACTCAACTTGGAATACGATTTCCTCGACACCGATGCAACAGTCTACATCTACGATAGCGATGGAAACCCAGCAAATGATGACTACGATGATGTAGAAGATGTTGATGATATTGTGGACTTCGATAAGGATTACACACCAGTAACCAACATCGACCCTACAAATGTGGTCTTCCGTATTACCAATGGATTGGAAACACTCGGTACTGATGGAATGGTCTATACTATTGATGATGACACCATTGAACCATTATTATGGACTGCCTCCGATGTGGGCTTCGAAGACGACACACAATCAGCGATCATAAGCTTGCAAAAAGAGAAAAACTATATCGGTATGACTATCAATGAAAAA